CGAAAACGGCAGAGGACCACGCCAAGGCTGGCCACTCGCGGCGGGCCTATACCAAGCACACCGTCCCCGGCGAGTTCCGGCGGTCTAAATCATGGGGCTGGCGATGACCCACCGGCTATGGACAATTCAGGAAGTCGCCGAGCACCTCCGCTGCTCCCCCCGCCATGTGCGCAACCTTAAGATTCCTATCGTCAGAATCGACCGGCGGCGGCTGTATGATCCCCGAGACGTGGAGTTGCATATTCAGGGGGCTAAATGTCTCTCTTCAAAAGGCCGGGGTCTCGTGGCATGAACAGGAACGGACAGGCCGTGAACGAATCTCGAAATTCCCCAGCACCGACTCCCAGCAGCGACACGGCCACCATGTTACGCCCTTGGATCATTGAGGTTGACGGTCGCACCGTCGAATTGCGGGCGTCTGGACCGTACAAGGCCAGATCCGCCAACGATCAAACGGACGACTGGCCGGCTTGGTATGTGACGGACAGCGGGGGGCGACGAAATGTTGCCGGCTTTGGTCGCGGTGCGGTGCTGTGTGATCGGGAGTTTGCGGAGCGGGTTGCGGCGGTTGCCAACGAAAAAGCCCGGCGCTGATGCCGGGCTGTGTAGGTAGGTGGCCCTCGCTTTATAGCTTCGCGCGGCGGGTAATCCGCCGGGCTCGCTTCTGCGCCTTTCGCGCGGCCTTCTTTTTGGCGTCTGCCTGTTTCGACCGGCCATTTGCCGCGCTTCCGTAGTAAGCCGGGCTGTCGAGGCTCATGGCAGCGAGCGCAGCGCCAATGCCAATCTTTGCAATCATCCTCGGTCTCCTGATCACTCGTCGATTAGAGCCATAATGGCCCGCGCGATAGCAGCGCCTACTGCGGGCTCACCAAGTCGATCCGCTTCCTTCTGCGCAACGGCTGCGGCTTCGCGAATGGCCCTGCGCCGATCCTCGGCGCCGGCTTTCAAAAGTGACGTACATTCGATCATCGCTCGCATTTCCGGCCTTTCCTGTGGTTTGGCAGACTACTGTGAAGGGCAGGCCGGGCGCTACTCCGGCTATGCGGGCAATAGGCGTGGGCTCGACGCCTCGTTTTGGTAACTGCTGCATGCGGGGGGCTGTGGTTTTCCACCACGAAGCCGTTGGTTAGGCGCCCCCATTACCCCAAGCAGTCTCTTGCTCCGCTGATTAACGGGTCTGCTTTCCCCGTCGCTGCCCATCGCAGTAGTCTGGCCTTTCCTCTGATCTGGCCGCGTTGCATTTCTGCGGCGCTAACCACTTCTCCACTTATTGATTGCACGTCGCGCTTGCGCTGTCAACAAGTGTGCGCACATGCGTTGACATTTGCACAGCAGTATGGTCTATGGTTCACATGCAAGACATGAGACTCAGAAAACCGATTAACATCACCGTCGACCCGGACATCATGGCCGCGCTTGACGCCTGGATCGAGCAGCAGCCCATAAAGCTGTCGCGCTCGGCGTGCATTGAAACCGCCATTGCGGAGTTCATGGAAAAGCGCGCGAAGCCGGAGAAGAAGGCCCGTGGCTAGGAAAACCCCAGTCCCGAAGGCCGCCTACGTTTATGTCGCCCGTGATGGGGCTGGCATCTACAAGATCGGCGCAACTTGCAACCCCGAGCGTCGGGCGCTTGACCTTGGGTATGGAGACTCGTGGGTCACTCGGCCGGTCACGATTGTTGCCAAGTGGCATCGCCCGAACGATGCGCGGGCCGTAGAGCAGACGGCGTTACGGCTGATGGAGGCCGAGCCGGTGCGTGGGCTGGAATGGTTTTCCGTAGATAGCGCCATCGTTTTGGAGACGGTCGCCATGGCCATCGTCCTTGTAGACAATGGTCGCAGACTTAAGCAACAGGTGTCCGTGCGGCGCTGGCGCCGGGAGAGAATGACGGTGCGAGCGATTGCCGAACGGGTGAAAGATGAGTTTGGCGTGGCCGTCAGCCACACCACAATTGCGAACTATACGAAGACAAAACGATAGGAGGCGTGGCTTTGGACAATCTCGGAGCTTGGATGCTGGTCGCCGCAATCGTCTCTGTGTTTTGGCTTGCCATCCACACCACACCATCCGCGCCACATCAATGCCAAGTTCGCGGCGGGACCAAGGTCCGCCTACATGCAGGCGGATGGGTTTGTATCAAACCTGACGCAATCGAAACGTTTAAATAAGGAGACTGACGTGCGATTTGACGCTCTGGTGCGGTATTGGATGAAGAAGCCCGACAGGACGCCGAGGATCGCGCAGGCGGACTGGAGCCGAAGGCTGGCGAAGCGCTTAAAGATTATCAGTCAGTTTCGTCGTTCCAACCGGCTCCGAGTCTTGGAAGGGAAGCGGTTTGGCACTAGGCCGCTCTGGCGGAAGTCGTGGTCGGACAAACGGGTTTATCTGCTGGCCCGGCAAGAGTTCCGATGTCAGCCCCGCTTGCTGTCAAAGCAGCAAGGCATGTCGGGCATCCGCCCGGTCAATCGACCGAAGCGCAGCGCACAATAAAGGAGACGACGATGATCCTGGCGGGCCGGCGTTCTAGCGATGATGGTCAATGCGGCTGCTCCCGGTGTTGGCATGATCGCCGAGCCGCAATGGATGAAGCGGCGATGAGCGCAGCCGAGCAGTTTGTTCGCCCGTTCATTGTCTGCGATCTGTGCGGCAACAAGCGATGCCCGCACGCTACGGACCACCGATTGACGTGCACGCGAAGCAATGAGCCGGGACAGTCCGGCAGCGAATACCAATAGGGGAGAGATTGAAATGATGAGCATGGGGGCTTGGGCGGTGCTCAAGCAGCTAAAACAAGGCGGCGTGTGGGATGGCGACCTGATCGACAAGGCCGGACGCACAGAATTAATCAACCGCGGTCTCGCACGTCGCGACCGGAAATTTGAGGACGGCCCGTATGCCGGGTGTCAGATCAACGAACTGACGGACGATGGCGCGGCGCTTGCGGCGGTCTGCATCGATCTCGACCAGAAGTTTGGCGCTGTTCAGTAGGGGAGGCGTGGCCGTGCCGACAATCAGTCAAGCAGATCGCGAAACCGCCATCCGCATTCTCGGTGCTGCGGACGGGTTCGCCAAAGCGCTGCTTTGCGTGCAGCGACAGATCGACCACGTGATGTCCAAGTCGATCCCCGAGCACCACACACAGAAACTCGCGGCGCGCGACGCTCGGTTGCGTGACCTCATCGTCTTGCGTGACGTATTTGATCGCCAGCAACATGAATGCCGGTCGGCATATAAGAGCCGGATGGCCGGCGCTGCACACTGAAGGAGGCGACTATGCGGTGGCGCGACACGAAGGTTGAGACGCCAGAGAAGGACGGCAACGCTGTCCTCGCGCTCAGCAACCAAGGTGCGGCCATCGTCTGGTACGATCCAAGCCGGGGCGCTCAGTGGGTAGTTATGCACCTGCCGGGTCGCGGCGTGACCGTCGCTGATAACCTGAGAGAATGGCATTCATGGTGCCCGGTCGGTGAGTGGCATCGGCAAACGAACGGATTGATAAACCCGAGCTACTACGGGCGAAACTAAGGAGGGGATGATGGGCGGCTTTGGCAGGTCGATCGTCTCAGTTATGTCTCGATACACAGACTATGCCGGGCGCTCAAGCCGCTCCGAGTTCCTGTGGTGGTGCTTGTTCTTAACGATCCCGACGATTCCGATTGAGTTCCTTTTTGACCGCGTGCTCGACAAGACGCCGTACTATGTGGTGCTGGGCTTGATCTTCGGCTTCCCATCTCTTGCCCTCGGCACCCGGCGCCTGCACGACACCGGACGCACCGGCTGGTGGCAGTTGCTTGTGCTGGTCCCGTTCGGATTCATCGTCGTGTTCGTGATGTCGTGCATGCAGGGCCAGACTGGACCGAACCAATACGGCGACGAGCCTACATCCGACTGACAATCTGGAACGCCATAGCAGCAACCACCATGGCCACAGCAAGAAGCGAATGGAACACCATTCGGCTTTTCATTTGGTCGCCACTTTGATGAGAGCGTCCACGAGATTGTCTGATTTGATCACCGCGAGCGATGCCGTCGCGTATATTAAGCCCTGGACCGCACGCTCCAAATACGTGATCCGTTCGTGATGCTGACCAAGCGCTCTTTTCTGCTCCTCGGCGTGCATCTCGATCACCGTGATGCGGTGCTCGCGACTGATGTCGTTCGGCGAAGATGGCGGCTGCAACCCGTTCAATCCGGTCATTCATTGGTTCGCCTTCGCAATCTTTGTCTTGCAGTCGTCTTTGTAAATCGTCGGCTTGCCCGTGCTCAGCGTCGCGTGCACGCTGTTGTGCTCGATCACCTGCTTGCGTGTTTCCGGGGTATCAAGGCACGACCAGTTGATCGGCTTGAACGATTTGATCCCCGTGTCAGTCACGACGGGCGGGGTCGCGCATCCCGCCAGTGTCGCGGCGCACCCGATCGCGGACATCATCAGCTTTTTTGACATTTTGCTCGGCCTTCTTCTCGATCCTGGCGCGCTCTTTTTCTGCGCCCTTGCCCCGTTGATCGGCCGCGAACGCCGCGACAAGGCCGGCCACTCCTAGTGCCGTGATAACCCATCGGCCGATTGGCCCGATGATCCAGACCCACACTGCGCTCATGCTTGCCTCCATTTGGGCAACAGCCAAACGCCAACCACGATGGCAATCACCGCCAACACCAGAAGCGGTCGCGAAGTCACAAACCCGGAAAGACCGGAAAGCGTTTGCGCGAAGCCTTGCCAGCCCACGGCCGCACTGAGATCGGGAGCGGCTGGAATGCTGTTGACGACGGTCCCAATGGACGCCCCACCAGCCGCCCCAACGGTTGCGACGGTGGCCGGTGCCGGGGGCGGGGAGCTTGGCTCAACACGTTGCGGCATGTTTGGCTCGCCGTCCGGGATGTCATCTTTTGCGTCCATCTCGAACAGAGCGCGTTCGGCCGCGCGACGCCGCACAAGGCCCTTGTAGATCTTGCCACCCGCCTTATTCCAGCGCTCAAACTCACGGGCCGCGCCGTCAAAATCGCCGCTATTGAGCTTCTTCAGAAGCGTCGACTTCGGAAGCCCGCCCGTGTTGTACTGAAACGAGATCAAAGCGGATCGATTGTTTTCGCCGATCGGAACGGTCACAACGCGATCCACGATCTCTGCATGCTTCTCAAGCTCGCGTGCCAAAGCCTCTTCGGCCGCATCCCGTGTCATGATCATGCCCTGCTTGATCCCCTCGGTGCAGCCAAACCCGATCGTCCAAACGGGTGGCTGCGCGAGCGTGTCAAGGTAAGCCATGCACGAGCCGTCAGGGAGTTGGGTATGATACCCTTCAAATGACTTTACCAGGTCGATGCACGCCCGCGGGATTGGTCGTTTTTGCAAGTGTTCTCTCCCTTGTCAGGGTTTCACTTGTTACTGGTTTCATCCACAAAAAACACGCTCTTGAGATAACCTGACAAAGCAATTTCCATCGAACTCATCTACTATTGACCATTGGTCTTCGTTACATGCTGGAGGGTCAATGGAACAATGGGCAGAAGTAACTTGGATTGAAGGTTACCGAGGTGTACTTGACGTTTCGTCTGTCGGACGAGTGCGTCGGCGCAGTTACAAATACGAAGCCCTAGGACGCTGGGGCAAAACTCACACAACAACCAAGCCAGACAAGATATTGTCGCCGTTCATTGACAATAACGGATACCCAACTATCGCGGCTCAGATTTCCGGACGCCGCAAGAAGTTCCTCGTTCACCGCTTGGTCGCTCGGGCCTTCGTCGAAGGATACGAAGAGGGCCTTACGGTAAACCATATTAACGGCATCAAGACAGATAACAGAGTAGAGAACCTAGAATGGGTAACTTTGGCCGAGAATACGCAACACCAGTGGCGGACAGGCCTTGTGGATTTACGCGCCGACCTGAGCCCTAAGCGGAAACTATCATCGGGAGAAGTCAGAATTATCCGCAGAATGCTTTCGATGGGCGCGACAGCCGGGGAATTGGCAACCCTCTGTGGTGTAAGTTCCTCAACTATTTACCTTATTCAGAAGGGCCACAGGTGGTCATCGGTCACTTAACGATCATCGTGCCTCCTTCTGCCGCATGGCTATTGTCATGCAGCCTCCGCCCGCTTGCGGTATTCGGCACTGACCATCTCAAGAAATTGCTCGATGCGCGTGATCCGCGCTTGCAACTGCGTAACCTCGTGATGCAGATCGGCCACCGCTTGCATCAGTTCGGTCGGCAATCGCTCCTGCACGATTTCGCGCGTGTGGCTGTTGGGCTTGCGTCTTCGCCACGATCTTACGTCGGCCATGTCACGGCCTCATAAGCTGCCTGCGCTGCCGCCGCGTCCGTCGCCTGCTGGATCTGGCGCTTGGTCCCAAGACGCATGCGCTCGATGGCGCCGCTGATCGATGACCACGCTTCATATTTATTGACAACGAGCGTTGCCGCCGCATGCAGCGTGTCGGCATCGATGCCGATCGAGGCGGCCAGCACTGGAAACTGTGCAATTGCGTCTGGCCCCGACATTGCGTTGGCGGCCTCTTCGCCCAAGTCGAGCACAGCCAAAGCCTGATCGATTTTTTCTCGATAGGTGAGCCCCTGACCGGCGCCGCCCGTGATAAATCGTTGCCGCGCGCGCTCGGCATCCGCATCGATCCGCCGGATCAATTGCGCCTTCACATCGTCCAGGGCCGGGACATAGGGCGCCAGCGTCTCGCCGTCGTAGGCCCAGCCCATCTCGACCGGCAGGCTGGTCTCGACCAGGATGCAATCGATCGGGAATAGCGAGGATGGGTCGGTTGAAACCGAATTGACCCGCCCGTCCTTGACCTGGGCAAACGTAGTCCCCGGCAAGGGTTTGGCGTGCGCAATCGCATACCAGTCTGTGCCTTTGGGGTTCCGCAGATGCAGTGCCTTGGCGCGGACATGCGGATGATCCTCGGGCAGATCCGGCTGGTAGAGTTCAAAGCGTCCGTGATCGATCATCATAGCTGGCTCACCGTCACAAAGCCTGCGCCGAGGTTTTTCTGAAGCGGGCGATAGTAGATCGTCGTAATCGGACCCTCGCCACCCGCCACGGTGCCAACCGTGACACCCGTCATCACGTTGCCGGTCGCGGCCACATACTTGGTCGACGAGGCAAACGAGGACGTACTGGCTTCACTGCCGAGCCGCGTATCGGATTGACCGCCAGCCTGCGTTTCCCAGGCGGGATTTGCGCCCGCGCCGTTGGTTTTGAGAAACTGCCCGCTGGTGCCGGCCGGCAGCGCAACCCACGCCGAAGCATTGCGGTAGAGAATATCGCCTTGCGTGGCGCTGATGAAGTCAAGCACCTGCGTTCCGGTGACTTCTTCGACAATTCCCGCGCCAGACGAGACGCGACCCAGCACCCGGCTGGTAGCGGTAACATCCTGAATTTTGGCGTAGGTCACTGCGTCAGCCGCAATATCGCTGGTGCCGATGCTGCTGGCCGTGGCCAAGGCACTGAGCCCAAGTGTCGTTCTCTGGTCCGATGCGCTGGCATCATCCAACAGCGCCGCACCCGCCGCCGTGATCGTATAGGTCGAGTTTTTGATGATTTTGCCGGTGCCGCCGTCAAACAGCGCAATCGCATCAGCCGTGGCCGAGGCGGGGCCAACCACATCGCCCGAGCCTGCGCCGCTGGCGCCCGTGGCGCCGCGCGGGATAGTCAGATTGAGCGTGTAATCGGGGGCCTCGCCCGTCAGCGTGGCGCTGGCGCTGGACCCGGCTGCGCCCGTGGTGACGGTGCCGATCTCAAGCGAAAGATCCCCCACGGCATCAAGCTCGGCCTTTGTGGCTCGCTCCTGCACCATCAGCGTCAGCTTGTCGAAGCTAAATTCCACGGTCGATTGCGGGAAGGCATCAAAGGCGCCCCAGGCCGTGGCCTGCGTTTGCGGCGTCGCGCGCTCGATGCGCAGCGTGGTGCCGGTCGCCGGGGCCGTCAGCATCGTCACCGTGCCCGTGGCCGGCGTCGTGGTGCCGCCACCCGAGACGGTGTAATGTGTGGTAATGGTTTTGACGGTCTCGACGCCATCCGCGTCGATCGCGGTAACGATCAGCGAGCCAGTCAGAAACGGCCACGTCACCGCAAACGCGGTGGTTGCATCATTCCCGCTGTAAGTCAGCGCTGAATAGGTGGTCGTCGCAACGGTCATGCGTGGGCCTCCCGTGAATCGATCAGGACGCGACGCAACGACACCAAAAGCGGAGGGATGAGACCGGGGCGGATTGTCGACGACAGGGCGTCGGTCCAGCGCGAATCAGTCGCCGCGACACTAACATGGCCCGCTGTCAAGCGGTACTGTTAAGCCGCCTTGCGGGTGGTCAACAATTCGATAACGCGCAGCACTTCAACAATATCGTTGGTCTTCACGGACGCGGGTCGCGCGCGGCCCGTGCCATGGGCGCAGTCCACGCTCAGAGGCACCACCACGGCGAGGCTGGCCGAAGACGTGCGGCCCCGCCCCTCGATGGTCAGGCACGGCCATTCCAGGGACACGGGCCGCGTCCGACTGCCTCGCCCGGTGGCAGGCTTGGCCCGCAGAAATACCGTGTCATCATCGGCCCGGCGCCAGCGGCCGGAGCCGGCCATGGCCCCGCCGGTTTCGGCCTTGGGTGGCCTCGTGGCGACCGTTGCCAGTTCGGCCGTCTGCGACACGCTGTCGAGCGTTTGTGCCGCTTCGGCAGTAATTGGCGCAAGCTCACCAAGCGTGGCCGATTGCGCAATCGAGGCAAGTGTCTGGCTGGCACTGGCTTCGACAATGACGGATGCCGCTGCCGATTGCGACACGCTGGCCAACGTCTGCGCCGCGCTGGCCGCGACAACGACAGCCGCCGCTGCGGTTTGAGATACACTGGCGAGGCTTTGCGCCGCACTGGCGTCGACCACAACCGATGCGGACGCCGATTGCGTGACGCTGGCCAAGGTCTGCGCCGCTGTCGCCTGCACAATGACCGAGGCGGACGCGCTTTGGCTGACCGACGCTAACGTCTGGTCGGCCGACGCGGAAATATCTCCCGCCGCAGATTCCAGATTGAGCTGTAGCGTCGTTAGTAACGTCATGCGATTAGCGCGCCCATGGGATGATGCCCGCGCCGATCATGTCCTTAAGCGCGGTCGCGGGCGGGGTCGTGGTATCTAGTTCCAACCCGATCTCGTTGTGATCGGTCAGCGCGCCGCCACTCCAACTGAACAGCGTCGCCGTATTCCCTGCATCATCCCAGCAAACTTGGATGCCTGTCGTCGGCGTGGCCCAGCCCGTGTCGTCGGCTTCGGTGAACCCGGTCGGCGAGGTCAGGGCCGGCGGGTTGTCCTCGCCCATCACGGCTAGGATAACTGGGTTGCTGGTGTCGGTGGTGGCGCTAAAGGTAATCGTCGGCGGGTTTTCGGTTTGGGTGCTTTCGCCGATCGACTGCTTGACCGCTTGCGAGCCCGTGCGCGTCATCCCCGAAAAACGCAGCACCGTCAGCCCGCCGCCCGTGTCGCCCGTGTTGGTGGCGGTAAACGTGGTGCTTGTGGCCGATGAAATCAGCGCATTCCGCACCGAAATCCAAAGTGCACCAGCCGTGCCGCCGCCGTTCGAAAGCGGCGTCGTCGCCGTGCCGATCTTGTGATACGTCCCGCCGCCGCCCGCGTTGTTGTCGGTGATCGTGCTGTCGTCTCCCGAGGCCCAGCCCGACATGCCATGCACAACGACAATCAGATCATTCAACGCAGGGGTTGCGACGACGGTCTTGTTGCCCGCCGTTGTGTTCCATGTGCCGCCTGCGTCGGTGCCCGTCGCCATACGCGCTTAGCTTTCAATCGTGAAGTAAGAAAACGTCACGGTAACGAACCCGCCAACCGGGTCCTCGCACGTCAGCCGCAATTCTTCTCCATCCGCGCCGATGCCAATCAAGCCCGCACCCGACCCTATGACCAAGCCCGATCCTGCCGCAATACCCTCGTGATCAAGCAAAACGCCGTTGGCACCAGTCGTGCTATCGGCCGGAATAGTGGTAGCGCCAAACCCGATCTTGACCGCCGTCGGGTTGGTGTTGCCGGCATCGCAGGTCACGGTAAGCATGGTCACGGCCACCTTTGTGCCAGCCGCAATCGTGCCAACCATCGTCGCATCAGTTTGTGCGCCGTCTGCGTCGGCAATGCGCACCGAGCGCGTGATGATGTTGGGATGCCCGCCAATCGTCCAGAGGACGCCATGACGGTTTGCATACAGGTCCGTTCGATCCGCTGCGGCAACTGCGGTAGGGTTGGTGCCATGCGCCAGCGCCTTGGCGCCGACTTTGAGCGGCTTTGATGTGCTATCGGGAGAGTCGTGGGCGATGTCGCCCTCGATGTCGAGTAGTCCGGTCGTATCCGACGCCAGTGTCACACGTAGCGCCGTTGCAGCCGTCCCGTTGCCCGTTGTCGAGAGAGGCGCGGGAACGCTCAGCACGTCCACGTCGCCGATGTTGTTGGTTCCGGCCGCCAAGTTTGCGGTTACGGTGCCATCGACTGTTAGCGATGCGCCATTGTCATCGACCGAAACTACACCCGTCGAATCTGAGGCCAGCGTCACGCGCAGCGCCGTGGCTTCCGTGCCGCCACCCGTCGTCGAGAGCGGCGCCGGGACGGACAACACATCCACGTCACCGATGTTGTTCGTGCCAGCGGCCAAGTTCGCAGTCACGGTGCCGTCTACGGTCAAAGACCCGCCACCGTCCGCCACGGTGACGGTGCCGCTGACAGCGACCGTTCCGTCGACCGTCAACGATCCGCCGTTGTCTGACACGGGCACAACGTCGTCAGTCGCGATCGTCACACGTTGCACGGTCGCACCGCGCGCGCCAGACCCGAACGCCGGCGCGACGCCGTTAATCGTCAATACGTCCACGTCGCCGATGTTGTTCGTGCCAGCGGCAAGGTTAGCCGTCACGGTGCCGTCGACAGTAAGCGAGGCCCCGTTGTCGCTGACCGGCATCGCGTTGGACGACGACACGTCGCCATCGTTCACGCCATCGGCGCCAAGCGTGATCTTCACGCGCTGGTATTTGACGCCAGGCCCGATGTCATCGGAGGCAATCACATCGCCGCCGGTCCCGGAATTGAGTGTTGTGTTGTCTGCCATCAGGCGTTGCCGTCCGTGATCGTCCAAGACGTGATGTTGACGGCTTGGCCGGTGGCAATAGACGTGTTGCTAACCGTCATATCCCCACCGCCACCGCTCGCCGTCACGCTACCCTGCATGTGGCAGGTCGTGCCGTTCGAGGCATAGACCCGATAATGGCCGGCCGTTCCATCCGCCAATCCCGTCCCGCTGATCGGCGTGCTCGAAAAGGCCTTAGAGCCTGCTGCGGCAGCCCCCGCCCAATCCGACGCCAACGTGTAAGACACCAATTCGGTGCCGCTATTGGCAGCTCCCGTGTTGGCGGGTTGGGCGCCGGTAAAAATCTTGACCACGGCGGTCGCGCCGATTGCCGTCTCGATCGCGTCAAGACGGGCGTTGCGCACCGTCTCCGACATTTGAACCGTCATGCGTCACTCTCCTTAATGCCGCCGAGGTCAGCGGAGCAATTCGACTTCCAACTCGGGCAAGCGGAACAGCACGCCCGGCGTCACGGCTTTGGCATCCTCAATAGGTCCACTTGCGAGAACTTGAGATTGGCCGGAGAGCACCCAAAACTGTGGGCGGCCCCGGCGGGTGGCAGACCCCTCAACCGCGCCGACCGTCACCTTGCGGCCCGCCTCGCACGGCTCGATCGCTGAGACCTTGAAGGCGCCCGTCACTGAGCCAAGGCTGGCGGATTGCAATTCGGAAAAGGATCTGGGCTCGCGCTCGCAAATGTCGATGCGGGAGAGCGTCTTGGCGATAACGGAGAGGCCGTTATCCAGCACGGTGTCGCCGATCATGCGGTGCCCTTGGTCTGGAATCCCGGACGCAACGCAACAAACGGCAGAAATGGGGGAGCGACGGTTGCCGGGATTGTCGGCCTATGGCCGGTCAGGGCAAATCAGTCTGTGCAAACTCTACCAAAATCGCCTGTCAAGGGGTAGCGATTTAGCCCAATGCTCCACCGACACGGGGCTTCATTTTCGGCAAATCGAACTGCTCGATGATCTGGTCCTCGACGTTGCGGATGATCTTGCCGAGATAGAACAGGTTCTGGTACGGGATCAGCCGCCGCATCGCCCGCAAATCCGACTGACGAATATCCCCGGAGGCCGCGCCGCCGAAGGCTTGCAGAATGTCCTGCAAGGCGCCCGCCGATGGCCCAGCCAGCGCGCTCGATACGTTCTGCGATTTGTAGCGGCTGATCGGTTCTTTTGCCCCTACCAAGCGTTGCACACCGATGGTGCCGCGTGAGGCCCGGTACATCAGATGGTCGGCATCATAGAGCCAGCCGGTTAGGCCCGAGTTGCCAACGCCCGCATAGATCAACTGCTCCGTGCTCTTGGGCAACTCCTTATCGAAGGCCAGCGCCTTGAGGTATTCGACCGCAACCCCCAACGCGACAGCCATCATGGCCCCGACGTAAACGCCCGCATCGCGTTGCTGGATCGCCGCCAGCGTCACCCGCTGCACGCTGACCAAGCCGAACGACTTGAACTGGCCGATGATCGAGCCGGTCTGTGTCGACATCCACAACGGCTTTTCCTGGCCCGGCGACACAATGATCCGATCCACATCACCAACAATCGCCGCCCGGTAGGAATTGCGGGCGATGTCATCGGTCCAGGCGTCGGTGTTGGCGATCATCACCTTGCCTTCAATCTCGCCGTGCTGCATGAACTGCGTCCAGATCCGCTGCATGATCTCAGGATCAAGCCCGGATTTGGCCATGCGCGTGGTCATGCCCTTGGACAGCGCCTTGCCATCCGAAACATCGCGGGCCGCGCGCAGGATGTTGGTTTGCACGATGAATCCGGCCCATTGCTTGGCCGCAGCGTTCCACGGCGCCATGAGAGAGACAATCCCATAATTGCCTTGCAGGGCTTCGATACCGCGCTCGAATTTGGAGTGCGCGCCAAAATTGTCCATCATGTCGGCGATGCCCAAAGCGCGGCTATCCAGAACCATGTCCGCCGCCGTACCGGCCAGCTTCACCTCTTCCATGGATTTGCGCACGGCTTTGAAGTTCGCAAGCGCCTGCACCATACCGTCGAGGTTGTTGCCGATGCCGTTGACCATGACGTGCCGGGCCAGATCGGGAATGGCCGAGATCGTCATGCCACCCATCAGGCGCAGATAATTGATGGATTTGACCATGCGCGCGAGTCGCGGGATGCGTCCCGAGGCGTCTTCGGGCAGGGCGTAGGCATGCCGCAAGCGGTCGGACATCGCCTGCAAATCCCGCATGTCCCGATCGGCCATCTTTTGAATGGCCAGATGCTCGGCCTCCAGGCCCTCGATTTTCTCGATCGCGGCTTTCATGTCCGGGGTGACCTCCGCGGAACGCCCCGTGCGCATGAGCTTGCGGGCTTCGGTGGCTGTTTCGCCCAGGCGCGTGAATTCAGCTTCCGACATCTTGGCGTCTTGTAGAACGCGGCGCTTCAAGGCGTTGGCCTCGTCCTGGATTTTCATCTTGGTTTCGGACAGTTCCAGGTCGCCGAACTCGCGCATCAGCGCCACATCGGGTGCCACCGACCGGGTGTAGTAGCGGGCCAGCCGCTCCACGTCATGATCGAGGAAGTCCATGATTTCTTCATCGGGGATCTTGAGCGTGCGCTCTTGCAGCGGCCCGCCCAACTGGCGCATGGGATCGCGGCCCGTCAGCGGCGAATGCGGATCGATGACACGGCCCGCAGGCGAGCGCGTGATCTTTGACGCCGCGTCCTGGGCGATCTGCTTCAGCTCATAGTCGCTCATGTCCGCAAACTTGCGCAGTTCCACGAGCTTGGCCCGAAGCTCATTGATTTCCTGCTTCGGTGTTTTCGGCTTTTTCGGCTTTTCCGCGCCGCCTTTTTCGGCATCCGCCAAGGCAAAGCGCGGGCCGTCGCCGCTCAAGGCGCGGGCCACAACGTCCTGAAGCTGCTCCACCATATCCGGCGAAGCTTTCAGGACGTCGATGGCCTGATCGACAACAGCCCTCGCCTGCGCCCCCGGCAAGCCCAACCCCTCCAAGGCCCGGCTTGCGGCAACCCGCACTTCCGCTTCCTGGTCCGCAACGGCCTTTTGTGCCGCCGTCAACAAGCCCCGGATGTTGCCCATGGCATCGCGGTCGATGCTGTAGGCGCGGCCCTGGTACTCGACGCCGCTCAACATGCCATCGGCATCGCGCGTGAACTTGATATTGGGCGCCGTGTCTGTCGCCCCAACCACGCGGCCCGCCTCGTCCATGACCATGCTGAAATCGGGCAGGCCGCGCTCAGGGGCAAGGTTGCGCAAGGCGTCGAGGTACGGCGCCAAAATGCCTTGCAGTTCGCCCGTGGCCGCTGCGGGATCTATCTGCGGCGTTGGGGCGGCGGCTTGTGGGGCTGGCCGCAGCGTGCTCGCCAACTGCTCATCGGTGCGGATGCCCGACTGGCGCAGGCGGTAGCCCACCTGATCCAGCAGGCCCCAGGTCCGCGTCATGGCGCCGTCGATGTCCGGCGAGAACGACGCACCTGCCCGGCCCTCGCGCATCATCTGCGCCATGGCTTCGCGGGTTAGCGCCTCTTCGACCTGCTCGGTGGCATCAGGCCCGAACTTGGCCTCGAACCGGGCCTGGTGTGCGGCATCCGTCCGGTAGATCGGGCGGAGCTTTTCGGCTCGCTTGGACATGGCCCGCCACTCGTCATCGGTCACCAAACCAAGCGCCTTGATGTCTGCCATGTCCTCGGCATGCACGGTGCCCTTGCGGGCGGTGGTGCGCAGCGCGGTGGTGGCCAGGGTTTCGAAGGCTTGGGCCTGATCGAGTTCCGAGCGCGCGATGGCGTTGCGGACAGCGCGCGGGAGTTGGGCCATGCCACGTCGGATCTCGTTGGCGACGGGCTGCAAGGCAGGCGGGAGGTCCGGTGCCGGCTCGGCCCGCATGGCGAACATGGGTTGCCCGTCCTCGATCACGGAGCGCTTGACGGTCTCCGTGAGGGGGAACAGCGTGAAGCCGTTTCCGGCCATGCCTTTTGACGGGGTTTCGAGCGCATCGACCGGCATCGGCTTGGCCGCGTCCTTGTCGATCTTTTCGAGGATTTTTCGCAGGTTTTTCGGAACAATGCCCTCGACGCCGCGCGAACCGTAGAACTGCCGCATCCCGTTCTCATCGCCGGGATTGTAGCTCAGCACGGTATCGCCATGCGGAACGGCAATGTAATCCGCATCGGCTTCTGCGGCCTGACGGATGGCACGGCGAAGAGTCGTGGTTGTCCATTGGTCAGTGGTGTTAACCAGGGGATTGCCGGGAGTGGCGGCTTCGGCGGTGCGAAGCTCTGCACGAAGCATGTTCACGGTTGGCTCGTACATTTCATTTAGGCTGCGCCGCTTAAGTCGAAGCTCAGACGCTAACTCGCGTTGAGCTTCCGTTGGCACATGACCGTCTTTTGCCAGTTCTTGTATTGCATCCCACTGATTGGCAAATTTACGCCCGCCGTTGTGACCGTTCGGGTAAACTTCCTTGACCAATCTGGTTGCCTCGGCGTCAAGCTGCTGAAGTTCCTTGTCTGAAACCCATCGATTTTCTTGGGCCTTTATGCGTTGCTTGAGATCAGCAATCTTCGCCTCGTCTCTGACTCCTCCATCCCTGAGCTTCTGGCCCCAATCTGATTGAATCTGGTCGATGGTAAAGACAGGACGGCCCTCGTGCCGAGTCATGCTCGTCATCATGTGGCCAATGATGTTGGGCTCGGGGAAGTGACCGGTGTGAAAATCGTTAGGATGACGAATTTGACCCCGTTCGCCAATCCGCCTAAAGGCTTCGCGAGCCGTGGCCTCGTCCGGTCGCTGGCTTCCGATCGGACCCTTCCACCATTCTTCAAAAGTTGGCTCCGTCTTCGGCAGATGGATCACCGTCTCCCTGTAGGTTGGGTTGGAGGGGTCGAGGGAGTATTGCTGCCATTTCACGCCTCGTCGTCCATCTCCATCCTCGGGGTGGTAGACATCACTCAGCAAGGCGTCCCGGTCATTCTGCGACAGTTCATCGAAGGGCCTGCCGTACTCGTCCATCGCGTACTCGTCTAGGAGATCACGCGAAATCTCACCGCCTTTCGTTACCTCCTTCAGTCCGACTCTATTCTCCTCCAGATGCTTGATGATCTGGTCGCGGGTGACGGACTTGGAGTCTGACAGGACAGACTTGAGCCCCGTCATCTCGATCTCGGCATCCTTGACGCCGGCTTTCTTCAACTGCGCCAGCATTTGTTCTGGCGTGCCTTTGGCTTGGCTCAGGTTGCGAGCCGCTTCCAAGGCTTTGGAATAATACCCGAGGCTGTCCAGATCACGACGCATGGAGCGGCCGGTCTCGATGTCCTGCTGGACGGCGAACATGATGTTGGACGAGCCGGATTGAGAAGGATCGAAATCAGCATTGACGCTGCGGATGTTGGACGGGTCGAAGATTGCGTAATGCGTAGCCGGCCTGTTGTTCAAGGCTACGTCGTCCGCAAGATTTGTCAGCTTGACGCCATCATATCCGCCCGTCTTCGCTTCCCGCAGAAGTTGGCTGATCTCCCGTGCTACATCTGTATATTCAGCACCGCCGAAATCACGCTCCAACAACCGGCCGCGAACATATAACGGGTAAACGCTTTGACCCACGCCGCCTTCACGTTCCAACTCATCGGCGCGCCCAACTGCTTCGTCTTGCTTATCCCACCATTTGCTGTTGCCGCCTTCTTTCTGCGCCAGCCGTTCAAAGGTATCCGCCTTTGCCAGCATGTCGCGAACAGGCTTTTGAGACGCATACTCTGCATATCCGGCGGCAGTGCGCGGGTCATCGACCAGCCACGCGGCTTGGCTTGCGCCGCTTGCCTTAGTTGAACTGCCGAATTGTTTCTTATCAAACGCCGTGAAGTTCTGGCTTGTCCCGTGATAGAGCACCTTGCTCGTATCAAACCCCATCGCCTCGGCTCTGGCCTTACGGGCTTCAGGACTCATGTCCAGCGCTGGTTTCACCGCAAACGCCGTCACATCCTCTTGCGCCATGACCTGCTGCACGGCACGCCGCTTCGCCATCTCTCCCGATAGCACGGCTTCTATGACGTCATCCGCCGTTTGGAACCCGTAGCCCGAGAGCTTGTTGCGCAGACGTTCGAAGAACTGCAACACCCGGTCAAGGATGCCGTTGATCTCGCGGCCGAAGTCGGTGCCGTTCTTGCGGGCTTCAACGAGATGAGCCGCCGCCTCTTCCTCAATGGCTTTGGCCGGGTCGGAGCGGTTGGCGTAGGCTTCGCGATAGGTTGCCTGTAGCTTTTGCGGGAAAACATCGCCTTTTTCGGCGGCTGTCTTAGCCAGCAGCTCGACTTCCTTATCAGTTAGAAGCTTCAGTGACCGAAGCGCATGCACTGCTTCATGGGTCAGCCGCCCGGCCGGATCGACGGCATGACGCGCGAGATAAACCGCAGCCGTCTGGGGATCGAAAAACGCATCGACCCGGCCCGGCGCATTGCGCACGGCAGCAGCCAGGCGCGGCCCGAGTTCATCGGGATCGTCAAACACCCGCACCCCAACCCCTTCGGGCAGGATGCCGCGCATCTCCGCTATGGCGTCGTCAATGGCGGCGTCGAGTTGGGCGAGCTTGAAGAAGGGATCTCCGTCCGTGCTTTTCGTGCTGCTTCCAAGCGGTCCGCGATCGCGCGCACCCGCTCCAACAAGCTCCGAGCGTCGGAAGTGATTGTGGATTGCGGCCTCGTTTTTGAGTCCTGCGATGCCGAGTCGGTCAAGCTGCTCCTCCATGTCGCGGAACGCGCGCCAGTCTTCCAGTAGCGCATCATCGCCCAATCGTATCACGGGCTCGACGTTGATGTCCCGCGACAGGGCATCAAGAAATTCGTTGATCGACGGGCGTTCGGCAAAAAATCCCGCCTCATACGCTTTCAAGGCCGCATCATCGAGCGTCATGCCCTTGGCGGAAATCAGTTGCCGGTTCTTGCCGCCAAGGATGCTGGTGATTTCTCCGCCCTGATCCTGCAATCGGCCGGCGCTCATGATCCACGATTGCAACCCCTGCGGCCGGGGCGGGCGTTTTTCATCCTGAACAATGCGCCACATCGAAATGATGTCTTCGACTTCGCTCTGGCTCATCTCGTCGCCAGACTCAGGGTCGCGATAAACCGGAACATCATCGGCATCGGTGCGCGCCGCGACCGACTTCGCCAGTTCTTCCTCGGTATCCTTGACGCGCGCCTTGGCCTCATCAAGCTCCTTCAGCAGCGCGGCCTTTTCTTCGCCTTCCGCCGCCTTTAGCGCAATGTTGATATCGTCAATCTTGTCTCTGTAATCCTCGATCCGGTCCTCGGTGCGCGCGACGAACTCTTCCCGCACGACATCGGGAGACTTCGGCGCCAACGGCAGATCCGGCTGAGGCCCATCACCGCCACCGCCCGGCCCATCGTCGCCGTCATCCCCGCCCTTCGGCTTCTGGGCCTTCTGCTCAAGCTCCGCAATCTTTGCCTCGATCTCCGCCGCTTCGCGCTCGGCGCCCGCTTGCCCTCGCTTCAGGTAGTCAACCAGCGTATTGATGAATCGCGGGTACTGCTTCAGGATCGTGTCAACGTCATAGACGCGCGTCAGATAGTTCTCGGGCAGCATCGCATCTTCCGGCAATAGGCCGTGCTTCTGCGCCATAGCCTTCAGCGGATCGAACAACTCCTTGCGCATCGCCTTAGCCGCTTGCGCCACGAACTTGTTGTCGTGCACGTCGCCCGCGCGCATGGCCCGGCCAACCTCTTCCTTGAACTCTTTGAAGGTCAAGGCTGCGCGATCGCCCATCATCCGTTTGAGGCCAGCCCGTAAGGGGGCCGCCGTCGCGCCCTTGTCACCGAAGCGATATTCGGCATAGGCCTCATCCATCGCGCGCACCGCACGATACAGCCTGGCCTCGCCTTGCGTCTTAATCACGGTTTCGACCGAGCCCCCGCGCGGTCCTGTCGGAATACCTTGCTCGTTCTGCTTCAGCGCCAGCGGGCTTTCCACGAGACGGTGCAGCGCATCCCGTGCGGTGCCGAGCGAGGAATACGCGACGCGCGTCAACGGCGACGTTGCCGACAGCGCTTCGCCAATGCCGGCAGTTCCAGCCACCTTGTTCTCGGCAATCTCCACGGCTTTCGCACCCGCCGACGTGCCCATGCCGCTACCGGTCTCCGGCTCGATCCTGGTGGTCACATCCGCCAGTCGTTCGGCCCGCAGCCGTTCCGCCGCCTGCATGCCACCCGGACCAAGCGGGTCCAGCGCCGGGTCGACCGGCATGCGCAGGTCCGCTTCCATGCGCTCGCCAAGGCGCGCAATGCTCCGCCCCTTATACTGGGCAATGCCCGCACCCAGCAGGCTCCCGAGCACCGTAGCGCCGCCGACAGCCAGCAGGCTTTCATTGAGCGTCCGCGTGGCCTGCATCTGGTGCAGCGCCGCTTCCTGAATGGCCGCACCGCCCGCCGCTTCGGCGCCAACCCTGGCACCTTTTCGCAGAGTTTCCTCGACCAGACGCAGCCCGCGTGCGCCGCGTGTCACCAATCCTGGCCCTGACAGCAAGGTCGACGGCGACGCAATGCTTGCCACGCCCGAGGCCAGAAACCCTTTCCACCCGGCTTCGTCGAGGATTTTCGTGTTTTCCAGCTCTCGGCGCAAGCGAGCAATCAGGTAGTCGGTTTCCTTGTCGTTGCGGCTGGTCAGAAAATAGTCCGCGTAAGGCTCCAAATCGGTGCCGCCGATCCTGTCCCACGGGTTGTGATCGGGATCACGGTCGCCGAACTGTTGCGCGCGGTGCTCCAGCGTTGCGCGCAACGCGCCGATCTCGTTCTCACGCTCGAAGGCCGCGCCCCATAGACGCCTGTCCGTGAAGCCTGCCGGGTTGGCGGGCGGCTCGGGCGCATCCGGCGTGCTCTTGAACTTGTCCGGGTGGCCAATGGGCTGGAACCCCGTCAAGCTCAAGTCGTCATCAAGAAATGGCATGCGGATGGATTGCCCTTGTTATTGCGGGATCTTGTTTGCGCCGCGACGGCCAACGGATTCGGGTCTGCGTTCCATCGATTTCTTGAGCGCTTCCCGTTCCTTCTCCGCTTGTTTCTCGGCGGCGGCCTTCGCTTCAGCCTCAAGCTTTTCAACGGTGGGATCGCCACGGCGCTGGATGGACTTCTCGGGCGGCATAAGTTCTTTGTTGACGCCTTGGCCGGAGTTGTCGCGGCGCCAGCTCGGCACCGTCAATTCTTCCTGCTGCTGCTTGCGTTGCGCCGGGCGCTCGGCTTCTTTCTGCTCTTTGCGAATTTCGGCTTCCACCGCAGGACCGCGACGGTCAATGAAGCCTTGCGCCTTCATCATTCTTTGCGTTGACAGTTCCGGCCACCAGCGCTTTGGCCGGCCGTTTTCCCCAAGCACAAACTCCGGGATGCCGTTCTTGTTCACATATTGCACGATATACGTCGGCATGCCCGTTTGCGCGACATTCCGCTTTGTAGTGTCGTCGGCAATGAGCCGCACCGTGGACTCATCAAGCGCGGGCACGGGCGTCGGCAAACCGGCCTCCGGCGTCGGCCCTTCGGTGCGGCCGGCAAAGCGGTGCAATTGCGCCCGAACGTCATCCACCATTTGCCGTCGTATCTCGGCCGAGTCGATGCCATTGGGGCCGCCGAAAAACCTTTCCGGCGGCAACGGCATCAGATCGCCGGCAATCTTCGACCCGTTGGTGTAAGTCGTGCCATACAGCGCCTTGATCTTTTGGGTGGCGAATTTCTTGGCCACGTCCTTATCGCCCCACTGGATAAAAGCGTTTTCTGCAATCTTCTTGTACTCGTAGAATAGTTCATCCTTCACGCCACGATACTCGCCCTCGGCGTTGGGCTCGAAAGAAGCCCACCCCGGATCGAATGCCTTGTCCTTGATGTCATCGAAGCTCAAGGCATCCGAAAAGGTCTTGAGGTCTTTCTTGCGGAACTCGACTTTCTTTTCCCATTCCGGGGTGGCCATCTCCGCCATCTTGGCCAGCGCTTCGCTCGGCTCATAGGCTTGGCCGCGCAACGCGGCATAGAGTTGCGCCCGCTCCACCAGCTTGGCTTGCCCGTCGTGCTGGTCGAGAATGTTGGGATTGCTGTCGATCAGGTTGTTGATGGCCGTGAGGCCCAGCGTTTGCTTCTTCGGATCTTTGGAATTAACGAGACCCCGCAGCGCTTGGTAGACCGAGTCCGGTGCAGCGTTGAGCTTTTGAACCATCACGATGCCTTGGTTCAGAGCCTCGGGATTGCCGGCGAACATCTTCTCCCCGAGGTCGGTCCCGTCGAAAATTGTGTTCAGCGCTTTCTTGTGGTCCTTGTCGTAAGGATTGAATGGCACTGTGCCCTGAAGTGCGCCGGAAATGAACGCATGGGTTGCCTCGGCTTCCCGCTTTTTTGTGATGACCGCATCGAGCTTCTTCTGTTTCGTCTCAAAGTCGCGCATCAGGTAATCTTGCGTGGTGCGCGAGAATCCGGCCGGGGCAACAGTCTGCCCGCTGGCATCGGCCACACGCACGACGCCCGGAATGGCGTTGGCTTCGCGGGGTGCGCCGGTATCGTTGGCAGGTGTGCGGCCCGCTGTAATGCCGCGCTGCGACACTGGAACAGGCTCAGACGGGGCGGCAACAGCCATCCGGCCACCGCCTTGATACATCTGCTGGCCCTTGGCGTATTGCCCACCATACCGCTTTCCGCCTTCTCTGGCCTCAAGCGGCTCGATGTGCCAATCTTCATGCCCCAGCGGAAAATGCAGGCCGTATTTTTTTGCGTTGGCATGTGCCCACGCAACCGCCGCCGTCTTGGAACCGCCTAGACCACCGCCGCGATCGCCATATTGCAGATCGACCGCTTCACCCGATTGATGTGTGCTCCCGCCCGGCGGTGCCACCCACTTACGGGCTTCGGCCTCCGATCCATATTTTTGAACAGCCGCCCGCCATAGTTCCGCTTGTCGCGCCTTGTCACGATGGCCAGACAGCACCCGAATATCGTGGCCGGCATCCTCGGCCGCAGCCATAAACGCCGCCAGTCTGTCCTGCATGACCGGATGCAGATTGGCGACATCATTCTTGCGGCTCTCATAGCCTTTGGCAAGTTTGGCGGTCAGGTATTCGGTCGGACTCGCGGGACGAACGCCACCCGCCTGTTGCCGGCTTCCGCCACCCAACAGCGTCGCGAAGTGGGCTTCCATGTCCCGGATGGAGGTCGATCCAAGCGCCCGCGCCTGCTTGGTCGTGGTGGCTGGCACCGTATCATCGCCCCGTGCCAAAGCCGCCTTGAACCCGTCTCCATTGGGCGAGAATTGGAAGGCTTGCAGAATGGCAGCTTGGCGCGCGACCGGCAGCTTGGCCATGTCGATGCCGTGCTTCTTCATCTGGTCAGCGAATTTGTAGTGATCAAGCCACGCCCCATAAACCGCAATCTGCTGGTCTGGCGTCGCATTGCGATATTGTTCATAGGTCAGACCGCCGAGCTTGCCACCCGCTTCCTTGAACGTCGCCTCCCCAATTTGCGTCAGGCCGTTGTAGGTGCCTGTCGATTGGCGCGGATTCCAAGCGGATTCGACTTGAACAACGGCTGCAATCGCCGCCGGGTCGACGCCGATGCCCGAGGCCACGGAACTTACTGCTTTGACCGTCTCAGGTGTTGCATCCCTGGGGATCAGAGAGGCCCCCGGCCCGACCGGCGCTTGCTGCGCCTCCTTCAGATAGGACTTGGCCCGTTCTTCCCATTGTTTTTTGGTGGCCTCGATCTGGTCGGCCGTCAGATCCTTGCTGGCCTTGTTCAGCCAGGTCTCGAACGCGAGATCAGCCGCTTTCTTGCGCAGCGCGTTTTGATGCTCGATGCTGAGGCCCGGCGCGGCCTTGATCGCACTTTCCGCAATCTCGATTGACTGGTCGAGTGATGCGGGGTCTGCCGTAACCACGGACACGGCGCCACTGATGTTCCGATCCGCAAGGCCGATCTGGTGCTGAGTGACGAACGACTGCTGGCCGTTCAGAGCGCGCGGAGCATAGCGGTTGCGCAGCGAACTCACGTCATACGGTGCACGGTGCTCGTACTTGGTGCCCTTCCAGCGCTCGGCCCATTGCGCCCCACGCTCGCTAAACCCGTTCGCCCATTCGTCGGCAAACCGCTCCCCGTTGCCGCCGGTCTGAGGATAATTATACAGATCCTCATCAAGCCTTTTGTGCTCCTGCATCGCAAAGTCGTTTTGAGCGGTCAGGTATTCGTACTCGGCCCGCTTGTCGGCTTCCCGATTGGCCTCGGCCTCAAACGACCCGAACGCATCGCCCAACGACGCAATGCCCCGGCCAAGCGCCTGCATGGCGCGGCCCGGAGCTTCATAGCCATCACCCGTCGAAAACGGTTGCGGACGCGGCTCGTAATTGACTGTCTGCTCAGTCACCGGGATCTTAGGAATGACAGCCCCCGCTTATGCGTTGATCTTCAGTGCGCCGCCACTACCGCCGAAACCCTTGATGGTCCCGGCAATGCCACTCAGGAACGTACCCGCCGCCGCGATCTTGCCCGCCTGCCGCGTCGATGCCGCTTGCGCTTCGAGATCCTTGGCCTTGTTCTCGTTGCCGACCGCCGCGCTCTCCGCGTTGACATACGCGGTGCCCTGATCCATCACGCGGTCCTGCCAATTGGACCCGAAGATGGTCAATGCCGCGCTGCCATACGTCGGGTCGACGCCACCCTTGGCCGCGTTGGCAATGCCGGTGCCTTCAATCTTGTCGTACTTGAACCCAAGCTTTTCCTGCTCGACGGCACCCTGCATGCGGTTCTGGCGCGCGTTGATCTTGGAGACAATAGCATTATTTTCCATCTGAGCCGCTTGGGCGTCTGCTTGCTGCTTCGCCCCCATGGCACTCACCATGGACCCAGCCAGTCCCGCAATTGCGCCGACGGCCATCATGCACATTCAAATCACCCCGAAGTCGAAAGTTCTGCGACCAACGCGATAACGTGAAAGGGCAGCGGATCATCGTGCTCAAGTCTTACCACAGCTTCGCGATCCCAGCCCGATGGGAAATCCACGCTTTCCTGCGCAATCCCCGTAAACAGCGGCGGGCTTGCATCCATCGGCTGCGTTGCGCGCCGATAGAGCAGCGGCTTTTGATTGGCCGCGTCCGGCCCCATGGTGCCACCCAGCGACGCAACCAGGCGCGGGTAAACCTGACTGATGCGCTTGGCCCGGCTTTGTGCCGCGCCGGCCTGGGCACCCGCTTCCAAATCCTGCGTTTCGAGAACGGCCGTGTAGCCGTATCCGATGTGTGCTTTCGTCGTGGCCCGATTGAGCGTCACGCGGCCCGAAGACGACACGGTATGGCTTTCAACGGCGCCGTTGTTTAAGACCTTCACGTCCTGCCCGCGCAGATGCCAGAGCCCGGAAAGCGTCGTTGTCGAGCCGCCCGAATAGGTGAGCGAGCTATCCAGCAACACCGCGTCTTCCTTGTCGGCGTCGTCGTTGAACGGTGGCAGCATCACCTCAATGGTATAGGCGCCATCGCGAAGAACGGACAACCACAGCTCATCGCCTTCATCAGACGGGATGACGCAGATTGATTGCACCTCGCCACTGCCGCCGAGGATATGCCGGCCCCAGGCGATGATCTCCTGCGCTCGCTCATAGGTGCAGGCCGCCAGCGTGCCATCCGTGCGCCGGCACCAGATCACGGAATCGGGAACGAGTTCATAGGCAAGCTCGGTGAACCCGCCGCCCATGATGTGCTCGGAGAAAATTGTGAGGTCCGTGCTCTGAAAGGCATCGTCGGCGTAGCTGTATTGATATTCCCGGAGCTTGCGCGCGGGGTTGTTTGCCGCTCCATCGCGCTGCGGATAGAGCACGAGCTGATTGACACGCACGGGATGCGCTTCCGAAGTGCCATAGGAGGTCTGCACGACGGCTTTGAAGTTGGTCGGGGTCAGCGCTTCGTTCTGGTTGCTCGCCGCAATGGCATATTCCGACGCGCTCGTGCCTGCCATCAGCACGCGGCCCGAGGCCAGCCAGCGGATGACATCGGCCGACCCGCCGGCAATGCGATACGTTACCGCCTTGTCGTCTTCGCTGCCGTCCGTGAAATCCTCATAGCCACCCGATCGCGTGCCCCAGATGACAGACGGCTCCGACGTTGATCCGGCCAGGAATAGACGCTGTTCGTAGAACGCCAGTGCTCCCGGATAACCGCGATAGTCGGACCAGGCCCCCTCTTCCCATAGGCTTGTGCCCGCGCGCACGACGGATTCCGGCATCTGATAGCGCACGATGACAGCCGCAGCGACGGTGGCCGATGTCACGGCCGTGATGCGAACGATGCAATAGCCTGGGTGCAGGAAATCCGAGTCAAAATAATTTGTTGGGGTTGGCCCAACCACGCGCACGCGGCCCGATGTGTGATCCGGTACGCGCGTATAGTTCTGCCAGTTCGCCGTGCCGGCAACATTGGCGATCCCGTACACATTGCCCGCGTTCGTGTACATTGATCCAAACGTCATGGCGATGTTGCTCCCAACGGGAGCTGACGCCACGCCAATCGATCCCTCTTCATTGAGACGAAACAAACCGCCAACCATGTCGGAATGAAACGCACTCGCGCTGGCCGTCAGAGTGCAGCTTGTGTTGACCGTATAAGTGCCATAAGCCGTCACCGCCGTAGAAAACGCGCTTGGCGTGATCTTTGTATCTGGATCGCCGTTAATGGTGCGGAACGGACCCGTCGTGATGGTCGGGGTTGTCAACGTCCATGACGTGTCGGACAATCGGGTGATCTTGCGAAGCGGGTGCGAGAGATGCGCAATATAAAGCGTATCGTAGACCTGGGCGAAGGTCATCTCTTCCACTTCGGGGAACGAATACGTGGTCGCCAGCGACACCACCTCACCCGAGGTTCCGCCGGACGTGTAGGCGGTATATCCCGATGTGTCGACATTCAGTTGAAACGTGTTCGCGGTCAACACAGTGACTTCAAAGATCCGATTGTTGACCTCGGTCATTCCCCCGACCGAAAGGATTTGCACATAGTTTCCGGTCGTCAACCCGTGCGACGTTGCCGTCACCACGCCATTGGCCGCCTGCGTGATGCCCGTGATTGCAACCGGCGTATAGGTGATGATGCCGCGATCCTTGAAAAACCAGACGAACGAATCCCCAAACCCCAGGCAATAGCTCTGCTCGGTGCTGTACACGAACGGCACCAGCCGCAGATTGTCAAAATGCTCGCATACGAACCGCGTGCCGGAGCGCTTGCGAGCACCACCGTGCGGAACGATGTCCATATTTTCCAGCGTGCGACAGCCGGATGCATATTTTTTTATGTCGGTGCGGCCACGCAGCCGGGGCGATAGCTCGCCGCCACTAAAGTTAGTAATTGGGAACGAAATCTTCATGGAATAATTCGCGACCGTATGTTATACTTTTCTGCATGGACAAAAGAACTCTTTATGCCCAGAAACGTCGGGCAGCGATGATCGGGCGCAAGTTTGGTCGACTGCATGTGATTGAATGGCTCCGAAGTGACCATGCCGCTCATTACCGCGTAGAATGCGGGGAGTGCGGGAAACAATTTGAACGAACACCACAGGCACTCACCAAAGCGAAAAGCCCATGTCCGTGCTTCACGCACCAGACAAAACATGGGCAACTCAACAACCCAACTTACAAAACTTGGAACAACATGGTGAACCGTTGCACGTACCCGAGCACGCCAAATTTCAAGCGCTACGGCGGGCGAGGTATCACGGTCTGCGAACGCTGGCGCGACTATGTGAACTTCCTTGCCGACATGGGCGAACGTCCACCCAACACAAGCCTCGATCGCATCGACGGCAACGGCAATTACGAACCTGGAAACTGCCGATGGGCCACACGCAAAGAGCAGCGACGCAACATGGGTGAGAATACCATGATGACGTTTGCCGGCGAGACAAAAACCCTTGCTGAATGGGCGGAAAAAGTTGGTATCAACCGACAAACCTTGCGTTTTAGGTATGTGCGCAAAGGCTGGTCCGCAGAACGAGCACTAACCGAACCTTTAGGCACCAGCACAGGGCGACGCGCCAAACGTTAGAGCCTCGCTGTCAGCCAGCCGGTGGCGTCGACAAACTCACGCGGCGTGCCTTCTTGTGCATTGACGCTGCGGGCGTCGCGGATCTTGGCCGCATACATATCCCACATCGTTTTTGCGAGACTGGCGTTATCGGCCAGCGGCATGGCCAGTTCAGCGGCCAACCGCTGCGCGAGGCAATCCACAAACAGCGTGTCGAATTGCGCCGTGTCCGTCACCCGCGCGACGTATTCGAGCCGCACCGTGTCCTCGTCGGACAACAAGTATCGCCCCTCGATCTTGTACGGCGCGCCCGTGGAGTACGGATAGCCGTATTCGATCCCGCCCGCGATGTCGTCGAGGTCCGTGCGGATGACCTTAAGGCAATCCGCCGGCAGGGCGTGCTGATAGGCAAACTCGTGATTGGGCGTCGTCACCAACAAGGCCAGCGTTGAGCGCTGGATGGCAAAATTCCAATGGTGATCGCGGAGCATGATGTCACGCGCCAGCGGGTAATGCAACGTGCACAGGTCTGCCGCCTTCGTCCCCTCGGACAGTGATGTGATCTGGCTGTGCCCGATGCGGGTCAGTGCAAGATTGCAGATGTCGGTTTCAGATGCCATGCCCATTCCCATAGAATAGTCCGTTCCATTGCAACGGATCATCTATAACGCCGTAGAGTGGCGACAAAGACAGCACCCACGACTTGCGATGCTCCGCCCCCGGCGGCAATTTCCACCAAAGCCGCCCGCTACTCCACAAGCCAACGGCTTGGCAAATCCGCCGATGCCACGCACTGCGATCCGCTTCAGTCTGCAAATGCGTCATGGCGTAGCCGGTCGCGTCGAACCCAGTCGCAGGCTCGACCGCATGCGACCACTCGGCCGTCTCGACGCGAACAGCGCTGCCCGTCGCAATCGCCTCGGGTAGCGCTTTTGCAGCAATAAAACCGCCGGCCTCGGTGCGGAATATCGTCTTGAGCGACACGTCACAGACCGCCCAATCTGCACCGATCTTCACCTCGATCGCCTCGTGCCCGTCGACGACATTATTCGGCGTCTCCATGGTCAAGAAATGCACGCGCCGATGCGGCACGCCGCACGGTCCAAGAATGGCCGCCGATGTCCATGCACAATGATCGCCACACAGCAATTGCAGCGTTGACGTTCTCGACTTTGCTAGACGTTGCGAAAGGCTCAGCCCCGCATCGCCCTTGCCAAAGGCGACCATCCGCGATGCCGCCGAAACCAACGCCACAACGTCCCCAGTATTGACCACCATGCGCGTGGTGTTCGGGGTTGCCGTGTTGGTCAACATATAGAGACCTGGTCGCGTCAGGTCATAGGTGTGCTCGTTATACTTGTAATAACCAGGATTGAACGCGATCTGTGGCGCCCATACCAACGTCGGCAAGTTGCCAACCGGGGCCAGTTCTTCCCGCGTCAACCCATTAAACCAGAATGCTTTCTGCATCTCTTATCCACGCCAAATCGCCGAGAAGCGGCACACCTGCTGCGAGTCGAGAACGCCATAGGCCGTCGCAGATGATCCTGTTGTCCATTGTCTTTCTAACGCTTGGACGTAGTGAAATCCGAGGCCTGGGTATCCATCATAGCGGACATGACCTGCAACAACACCCGTCCCGATCGAGCCGTAGATACTGCTAATCATTGTGGTGTTGTCGACGCCAATGCCAGACAAATAATCGCCGCTGGCTCCGCCGCTGAAAGGTAAATTCAGCGCGGCCGTCACAGGCTCGTCGTTGAGCCCTCTTATCATCGAAACGCGATTGCCGGCAGAGTTGTTCAGGTTTCTCGGTGTCGCGCTATTATACGTCCACGAGGCCGTGCTGTCGCTCGACGTTGCTGCGATTGTCACGCGATTATACATATTCCAGACGCCGATCAAGCCAGCCGTTCCACCTGCGGCAGTTCCACCGACAATGAAATCAACCGTCGATGTGCCGTTTGTGCGAACAGTGCCAACATACGTTCCGCGCTGCGCGGCGGGGCCGTTTGTAATTGCGATTTTGTTGACGAGAATGCCCGCGACGTACTCTAGCTCGGTGGTGCCCGCCCCGGTGCCGCGTGCGGTATCGGATGTCCAGGCAGGCCCCCGCGTGCAACGATAGGTGCCGCTATCGTTCCACACAAACAGATCGTAGTTGCTGTTCGTCGTGCACGCCGCCGGGCTCTTGGTTGCGTCGGTCGTGGCCTGCGATAGCTCCGCCGCAATATCGTGCATCTTCCAACGTGTTCCGTCATAGATTGGAACATGCTGACCAACGTGCGGCGTATAATAGATCGTTGAAGCAGCCGAGACCGTTGACGTTAGCACAGGTGTCGCCGTTGTCAGCGTCAACCGCCCTTGGGGCGGACCAGGCGAAACGCCAAGATTGAGGCGAGCGGTTGAGGCGTTGGCAACGTCTGAAAGATTGTTCGATGCCACGACGCCCGTCACCCAAGACGGGTTTCCGCCTGGTCCGCCGGATTGCAAAATCTGGCCTGATACGCCCGCGCCGAGCACCACCCATTGCGTCGCGTTGCGGTAGAGAATATCGCCTTGCGTCCAGCCGATGCCCTCCGCCAAGGCCCGAAACCCAGCCGCCGCTGTGCTGGCGCCCGTGCCACCATCGGTTACGGGAACGTCTGTGCCGCCCGCGCGATAAACCGCATTCCCCTCGACCGCGATATCTCCTGCGCCCGCGCGCGTAATTGTGGTGTCAGACGCATGGCCAAGATTGATGGCGGTAAACTGCGGACTGTCGCCCGCGGTGTCTAAGGCATCGACAAGGTCGACGAGATCTCCATTAATCTGCACCTTGGCATAGGTAATGTCGGCCTCGTCCATGTTGACCGGGAAGCCAAAAATCTGAGATTTAATGACGGCCACGTCTCACCTCGCTTGCAGTGTCAGCAGTCAACCGACCTCATCACGCCGTAATTGCCGCCACCTTGTTGCCGACGTTGATCTGGAAAATTGCGACCGAGTTCGCCGGCATGTAGTAGCGGGCTGTGGTCCCGGTCTGCGCATTGGGATTGGACCCGAACGCCACATAATGAGCGGTGGAATCCGTCGCGATCCGAACGAACGGCTTGCCCGCAGTTGAGGCCGACGACTGCGCATTGCTGGCGCTGGTGGTGACGACTTCCGACACGACGCTTTCGCCTTCGATTGCAACAAGGCCGTGCGAACAGAAAGCCACATGAAGACTTGCCATGGGGAATGCCTCTTAGATGTCAGGTTGTCGATCAGTCGTCACCGAGAAGCGTGCCATTGACGGTGATGGTGCCGGTCACGGCCAGCGTGCTGGTGGCATCGATGGTCGCAGCAGAGCCCGAGACGTTGAGATAGAGATCCGCTGCCGTTCCCGTGCCATCGACGACGCCAATATCCAGTGGACCAGTGTGCCGGCTTCCCGTGGCCGTGCCGCCAGACAGCGTGATCTCAAGCGACGCGCCGACGTTGACCTGCGTCGTGCTGCCGAGCGACTTGTCGGCCGCTGCCGAGATGGCCGTTGTGCCGAGGCCAATCACAAAGTTGGCATCGCCCGCCCCGCCGGTCAGCGTGGCGCCTTCCGCAAACGCGGTGTAGTTCGCGCGCGAGCCCATGAAGGCGATCGAGCTTTCGACAAAATCAAAGAGCTTTGTTGCGCCGTGCGAGCCGCTGGCCGCGCCATCCGTAATGGCGACCGACAAGGCCGTCAGCGTGAACGTCAACTGGAAGTCGCGGCCGTTGCGCAGGATGCTGCACGAGAGCCCCGAGGTTGCCGGCGCGGCGCCGATCAGCGTGGCGTTGTTGGTCTGCGCCAGCAGCGCCAGATCATCCTCGTTAATCACCGTCTCACCGATGCGGATCGTATTCACCCAAATATCGTGATTGGGGCCGTTCGTATCGGTGATGCGTCGGGACATTCTCTGATCTCCTGTGCGGGATGAGTTAGGCCGCTGTCACCAGCGACGCGAGCGGCAGTGTTTCGGCGTAGCAACCCTCGAACGCCTTGCGGCCGATGTGGCGGAAGCGAAGCAGCGTGTCGCAGTAGACCTTGCCGCCGAGGTCGCGCCAGCGCATGCAAAAGCGATAATCCTCGCCGACCACCTCGGGCAGCTCGCCACCCTCTTCGCTGGGCATCAGATCGAACCAGAACAGCGCATGCGCCTTGCCGCCTGGTGCGTTGCGGTCGCGATAGGCCAGCTCGGGATGCGCGGCCACCATGGTCTCTGCGCACTTGCGCGAGATGCGCAGGAACCCGGTTGGAAGCATCCGAACTTCCAGCAAGCCGGTCTGCGGGTTGAAGGCTCCACCCGTCAGGCGCTTGATCGGGAACTTGATCGGATCGGCGCGGGTCGGATAGGTGCCGCCGACCAGATCGCAGTCATGCGACAGGATGCGCCGCACGGCGGCATCTTCCCAGGCCATATCGTCATCGAGCATCACAAGGTCGTCGCAGCCGGACGCCAGGAACTCGGCCAAGACGCGATTGCGCGCCCGAGGCAGAATCGAATCCCCGACGCACAGATGGAACTTCATATCGATGCCGGCGCGCATCAGGTCTTGCGTCGTCTCGACCAGGCTTTGCTGGGTCTCGGCATCGGGTCGGCCGGTGAACGAAAACATCGCCAGATAGACGCGCCGCATCAAATCCTCGCAGGCTTCGCTGCCGTCAGGCAGTAGTGATAATGATCGGGAAGAACTTCGCCGGCTGCATCCCAATCGGAGACAAAGAACGGCCGGTAATCGGTCATCGGCGTGCGCCCCACGTTGCGGGCGTAGAACGGACGATTGAGGAACCCCAATTGCTCCGGCGTCACGACCCGCGTATGGCCGGGATCACCCCAGGCCCATTTGCTGTGCTGATTAGGCGTGATGATGTAGAAGCGCCCGCCGGGGGCCAGAATGCGCCATATCTCATCGAACAGCGCGAAAAAGGAGCGCCAGTCGCCCTGGCGCCCAAGGTGCTCGACAACATCGTAGGCGTGAACCTCCGTGAAGGTGTTCGCCTCGAAGGGATAAGGAAAGACATCGAGGTCGTGAACGACATCGCAGCCCGTCCCGCCATCCATGTCGAGAGTGACGAGGGAGATCCACTCTCCCTCGCCAAGCTTGCGTTGCCGGCTGTTACCGGCTCCGATCAACAGGTGCATCAGTCGTAAGCGTAGTAGATCTCGCACGTCACCGTGCCGGCGCCCGACGACAAGTTGGCGTCCTGGATGATGAGCGTGATGTCCAGATCGCACTTTGGATCGGTGGTCTGGCCGTTCACGAACTCATAAAGCCGCTTACCCCAGTTGGCACGGTCCTTAATGAAGTCCTTCGTGCCGCTGGTCGAGCAGACGATGCCGTCGTTGATGGCATCGGGGTCGTTGGTGATGTCGCTCCGAGACGACGTGTTATAGACGCCGATGTCAAAGGTCGCCGTCGTGGCGCCGAGTGTATCGTGAGAAATCACGGACTGGCCCAGGATGCGAACATTCGACGGCAGACGCGCCATCAGGTAGGTGCTCGACGTGGAGTCGGCCGCAGCCGTCTCGACCGTCTCGACCCACACCTTGACGCGGCCACCGGCCTCGCCTGGATCGGCAAGAGCGAGATTGCTCGATGTCAGCCCCGTCATAATCCGGGAACCGTAGTTGGTGGTCAAAGCCATTGGATTGATCTCCTAGAGATTGATGCGTTGATGAGTGCCGTCAGCTATTAGCCTGGGCCAGCCGTCGGATCGCACTCGATGTAGCCCACGCGGGCCTCTTCCATGCGCGTCGCACCAATGGTCATCGAGAGAAACACCTGCGTCGCATAGTTTTTGTCCGCGCGCTCGCTGATGCGCGAAGAGATGTCCTTGCCGACGCCAAGCAGCATGCCGCCCTTGGCCCAGAACAGGCACTTGTGGTCGGAGTTGGTATCCGTCCCGATGCGCTCCGTCACCACGATGTTGAAGCCGGCGAACTGCGCGACCTGGCCATTCACCAACGGCTTGATCGAATTGTAATCGTGGCTCGATACGCGGGTGTCCATCAGCAGCGACTTGACCTGTGCCGCGTTGATGACGCACCAGCACTCATCGTCCGGGTCGACGTTGCCGGCCGAAAGAAGCTTTTTGGCTTCCAGCAGCTTGGCCACGTTAAGCCCGAGATCCGCGCCGGACACGCCCGGCCAACGGGTCTGAACGTCAACGATCATATTGGTATCAAACGCCGTCGACGTGCCGCCATCGACGCCCGTGTAGGCCGTGCCGTCGGCGGCTGCGATGATCGCGTCATCCATGGCGCGTCCCATGGCCATCGCACCAGCCTCGGCATACTGCGAGGTTGGGTCGATGAGCATGCGGATCTGGTCCTCGCCGTCGATCAGGTCGGCCCAGTCGTAGTCACTGAGCGACACGCGGCGACGGGTGTGCGGGGTGTCCATGCGCGGCGTGTCGGCATGCCGAGACGTGCGCAGGCGGGCCGAGACCGCACCCAACTGCTCGAAATATGCGTTTTTGCCGTTGACGGTTTCGGTTCGCACCGCCTTGCGCAGCTTCGAACCTTTCTGCTGGCTAAGGTGGTAAACTGTGGAACGATACTGTTCCACCATAGACGTGGTGATTTGGATCGACATGGCGTCGAGCCTCCTATCAAAATGTTGAGATAAGGGGGTGTCGTCCGCTCAGTCGGGTATCGGCTCGAAGGCCGGCCGTCCGCGTGACAGGGTACGCTTCAGACGCTACGGAACTGCGTCAGGATGCCGGGCCGCCAACGGGCGGGTTGTCCGGGCTTTTACGCGGCCGGCCGGGGCCTCTGCGCAGGGGCTCGATGGCGTGTCCTGCGGCCTCCGGGGGCTGCGTCGTCTGCGGTGCCGGCGTGGGACGATCGATCCACACGCCATTGGCCCGCGCTAGGCGCTCGATCTCCGTCACGTCGCCGCATCCGGGTAACGAGCGTCAAACAGTTTCTTGCGTTCGTTCACGGCCCACTCGTGCTGTGGGTGCGCCTTGTCGAACAAGGCCGCCGTGTTTTTGCGCATGAACTCAGCAATCGATCGATCGAGATCGGCATGGTTCGGGGCCTGCGGTGCAGTGCCCTTCAAACGGGTCTCACCAAGCCGCTCCTCACCGATCTTGACCCAGGCGCGAATGGTGCGCGGGTCGTTGCCCAAACCGGTTTCATCGAGATATTTGATGTAATCGGGATCGGCAAACTGCGCTAACGCGGCCTTGGCCAGTTGCACCTTGGCGTCGTAGCGACTGCCGTATTCCCGTTGCAGAGCGTGCTGCGCCTGGACCTTGCTTTCTTCCTGAAGCTTCTGCCAATTGTTGTGCGCCTCGATCCGCGACTTTACATAGGAGTCATAGAGGTTCTTGGTCTGGCGCTTGTTCAAGCCGTTCTGGTGCGCCCATGTGCGGAACGCCTTCTCGCCATCCTCGTCATATTCGATCGGCAGATTGGACGGGCGCTCGATCTCATAGTCATCCGGCTTTTCCGGGCGGCCTGTTGCCGCGTACCAGCGTTGCCAGCCTTCTTCATCGTCGTCGCCGGCAGGCACCGGCACTTTCTCGCGCCCCAGCAACTTTTCGAGGGATTGGTAGCTTCTACCCATGTCCTCGATCTTGGCCGTTTTCCGTTCCGCGTCCCAGAACTTAGTCGGGATATACTCGGGCGGCCCATCCTGGACCGCTTGAACCGTTGCCGCCGCACTTCCCGGCGGAGGCGCGGTGCCACCAGCGTCGGCCGGGTTGCCGCCTTGCCCCGCGCCTGGCTCAACGCCAGCCGTCAGGATAGACGACCCTGCATCCAAACTCATGCAATCCTCATCATCGTATCAGGCGATCAACGAGGTCGATATCCTCGGTCGCGGTTTCAGCAAAGCGCTCGGGCTTGAGCGCCAGCAATTGCGCAATACGCAGCGCAACATTCCGTTCGCCGTTGGCCGTGGCGATCTCGATGGGATCGCGGCCCTGGATCGGCGAATAGACGTGAAACTCGGCAAACAAATTGGCGATGGCCATGCGGCCTTCGGGGGTCGCGTAAATTGATTTCCACGCGGCCGACAACGCGCCTTGCGCGGGCTTTCGTGCCATTACAGCGCCGCCGGTTCTGGCATTTCACCTTGAGCCAGTTGGCTCATCTCGTAGCGGGCGCGCGGGTTTTCCTGGGCTTCACCGGCAAACTGCGAGATCAGCGCAGCCAGGTTGCCGCCCTTCTCAGCGCCAGCACTCAGATCCTTGATGCCACGCGCGCCGGTCGCCATGATGTTGGCCGCAGGCCCAGCCACAGCCAACTGCTGCTGCATCTGCTCCATTTGCGCGCCCTGCTCCATCGCTTCTTCATCGCGCAGCAAATCGGGATCGTTGTTAAAGAGATCCCACAGCCACGAGACCAGGGCATCCACGTCGACGCGCTTCTGGACGATCTGCGCCATGACCTCGGGGCCAAAGGCTGACAGCACTTGGAAGGTCTGCATGATGCCGCTGATCGCCTGCTGCTTCTGCGCGGTGGCGATCGGCGACACATACTCAACCGTGAAATCCAAGCCCTGGATTTCCTTCGGGGCCGGCGGCAACTCGCCAAGCCTGGACAAAATTCCAAAGACGCGATCCACCAGCGGCCCAAGCATTTCGCTTTCGAGGCGTCCAATCAGCGGACCAAACAACCGCATCTGCTCAGCCGTGCGCTGCATCACCTCGGTGGCCGTCATGTTGGCGCGGTCGGTCATCCTCATGATGTCCGCAAAAAACGTGCGCAGGATGCGCTCGCGCAGGGCAAGCTGATCCTCCATCATCGCCTGGATGCCTTGCAGGCTGACCGGCATCTGGAACACGCTGTCGGACGGGTTGCCTCTAAAGTACATCAGACCGCCCGGCACGGTGCGCGCCTGGCCAATCAGGCTGTCGTCGCGAATGCCCATCGGCGGGTCGGCGGCTTTTTGCAGGAGCTTGATCTTGGTCAACTCCATGGCCTGCAGCATCTTGATGTCGGGCAGCGCCGTCATAGCTGGCGAACGGCCATAGACCTCGCCACCGTAGCGCGACCAGCGCGGCACCAGATACGGGAACTCGGGAAAGCCGCTTTCTTCCAGCAGGTGGCACGTCTCGTGCTCGAAATAGATCGAGGCGAACGGCATGTTTTTCGGATTCTTCTTGCCGTATTCGCGCTCGTCATCCTCGCGCGGATGCACGCAATGGATGACCTTCACCGTCTCGTCATAGAGCTTGTCCTGGTACTTTTTTCGAACTTCGTCCGAGACTTTCCAGACGCCTTTGCGCTCCAT